GAGTTTAAACCTGAGTTAGAGTACATAAACTTGGTTGATGCCGGTGAATACTTACTCACTATGGCAGGTGTCGACAAGAAAGGTGGTTATTATGCTAGACCTTCATTGGTTGCATCAACCACCAATCAGGTTTCTGTCCCTGGCGAACAAATACGAACAAAGGAAGCGTTTGCCAGACGTGTTATGCCAAATGCCTTTAGGTTAGAATGGGATGGTGGAAGACCAACATCAGACAGTGAAATCACAACTGAGAAGTATGTGTTTTATCCACAAGTGTTTGATGGATCAAAGTTTTCAGATGCACAGGGTGCTAAAACTTTAACCTTTGATCAAGTTTTCACATCTATAGTTGATCAATATGAAGAAAATTATCGGAAGTACGTTGCTCTGCAAAAAGTGACCTCACTTGAAAAGGCACAACTTACAACTGATGAAAAGTTAGCGCATATTAGATCGACATTTGGACCACTTACGCCATTTAAAACTTTAAATGCAATTAAACGTGAATCATTATGGGGTGTTAAACACCAAGTGAATGAGGAACTGTTTATTGATGCTGACGATGTCTCATTATTTAAATTAGTTGAAGACATAGTTAGAGTTAACGCAAATCATGGTAATTTTTGCGATCTTGATGAGAAAACCCAATGTGTTCTCTCGCATTTAAATAGTACACTTTTCGATAGTGTACTACCTGATGAATTTGTTAACATACATGAACTCCCTTTCGATCTTACACAAGATTCCACACACCCTATGTTTTGGAATTGTTGTTATAACTACATCGTTAAAAAGGGTGAACGTGTCATCAATGATGAGGTTAGTTTTCTGAATGCTTTGTTTAGAACCTCACCTTATATTGCGTTAAAGTACATGGTCAAGTTTAGAACTCCTTTTGAACACATCCCTTATCCTGTTAAGGAATACATTTGTAGACAATCTGATATACAAATTAAGATGGGTAACAATGTTACGCCTATCGCGTTACTTGAAGAAACATACGATCAACAAACATTGGAGATTATCTTCCTTTTAGATGATTTACCCATAGTTAATAGACCTACTGTTTCTATCTCATCTTCCATCAAGAATGCTATTGCGACTATATATAATGATTATATTAAGACGTTTGTGTCACAAACTAAACTATTCTTGTCTGAAATGTTTAGTTTATTTCTACAAGCTTCTAAGGTCGCCATTCCCTTAATGTTACTTATAAAGTTAGTGACATATATCTTTGGTGGACCATCTAAGAAACAGAAGTGTATTGTGACTCAACCCAATCAAGCACAATATAATCCAGTTGGTAACAAGAAGAAGACCTTCCAACGTGATAGTCGTAGACGTGCTCGTGACATATTTAATGATGAATCTATAGTTAATCAAGCTGATACATCACTTGAACAATGTATGACGCTATCTACAAACTCACAGTGGCTTATAACAGTTGGATCAGATGTCACTTTGTCCATTGCAACGGCTATCGCTGAGAAGTGTTTCCTTATGAATTGTCACACTGCTGAAATGATTTTAGCTAAGGCGCTTGAAAATGATGTAGATCCTGATTCCGTTAATGTTAAATTAACAAATAATAAAGGGCACGTCATTGAATTTCCGTTTAGTGTCATTATGAAATCACCTAAGAATATTAAGCGTGATCTAATAATGTTTCATGTGCCAAGTGCTCCTGATTGTAAAGATCTTAGAAGCCAATGGGCATCCGAACAGTTTATCACTGGTTACCTTTCTAATATGCGTCATCGCTTTTCTGGTTTCTTAAATGTTAAGGGTACAGTACAGTACTACAACAATGGTTTTGGTGTTTCACATTATATAGTTGAAACTGAAGAAACTGACGAAACTAGGCAAGCTGGTGTTTCATATGTTGCAATGACTAGGGCTGGTTATTGTGGTGGTCATGTTGGTGTTACAGACTCGTCACAGGGTTCAGGTTCAAAGATTATCGGTATACATACTGCTGGTTCTGATGGGTTTGGCCCGTGTTTTGGCGCACTTATCACTAAGCGTGATTTAGATCGCATGATTGATATATGTCATGGTCGACATGTTGCTGATCCAATTAAAGAAGTTATTGGGATTGTCACACCAACTGTTAACACATATGTTAAGGGTAACTCTGTTGTGGTACCTAGTAGGTTCCCTATGAAGAAACCCACAACTACACCTGTTCAGTGTAACGATCCTAAGGTATATGATAAAGCTCGCGCAAAGTATACACGTGATTTCAAGATAGATCCATCGGTTCTTAATCATTATGCTACTTGTTTGGACGCTATGTTTGCTGATTTAGAAAACAAGAGTATCACACCTTTTGTTCAGACAACATATAATATGGATCAAGCAATATTCGGTATTGAGGGATCTAGTTTTAAACCTTTAGATTTACAAACGTCTCCAGGTTATCCTTTCTCCGCAGTGGGTCTTCATAAGTCCAAACTTATAGGATCGTATGTTGGAGGAAAGTTTCGTAAAGGCGAATATTCAGAGAGTATCGAGGAAGATTTAAATCACTTCTTCGAAACTCTTTCGCTCGGAGCAGTACCACCAACTCCATTCACTGATAACGTAAAATACGAGTGCTTACCAATTGAGAAAGTCCAAAACGGTAAAGGTCGTATGGTATCTGCATCTACGC